AATATAATAACCCAAGAAACCGAAATTTCTTGGGTCATCATACACATTGATTTTTTAGTTTTTTTAATTACTCCACTGTGACAATGGCACCCGTTTCCAAATATTATTTGTATAAACATATATAAATTGTTATCTACGTTTATTTGTCCGGGCATACCACTTGATGTCGGCGCATTTGGAACCAATCCAGGAGCATTGCCTGGATAACTACCTGTGCTCAAGGTAAGGGTATTAAATGATCCGGTAATATATGTCACCAACACACCAGTTGCATATGTTATACTTCCAGTCAACTGTATTCTTAAATTTGACCCGCTAATTATTGAACTGGATATATAGGTGTTATAAACATTGGTTATTGTAGCATTAGATGCACTAATTGTCGAAGATGATATATTAGTTGAATATACATTCAACAACATCGCATTTGATGCGGTTACTTGAGATGCACTAATTCTTGTTCCAGTAAACCCTAATGTCTCGCCATCATCAAATAACAAACTATTTGTTAAATTCTTGCCGGATGATTGTGCTTTTGGTAAATAATTTGTAGTTAATGTGGCTTCACTTCCAAATGAACTGGTTGGACCGCCTATCAATATTGCACTTGAAGCGGTTAGAGGATTAGATCCTGGTTTGTTTGCACTAAATAGTATCCAACTATCCGTCAAAGAATCCCATAACATCGAACTGGTTACATTTGTCTGTATACCACCGCTACCACTATCATAAACATCAATACCGGCATATCTAATAATTGGACTTCCGGCATTCAACAATATTCTATTGTCACCAATCACTACAGTACTACTACTAATATTAACAACTGAACTTGATCCAAAAATAGTAAGATCGCCATATAAAAATGTTGACCCACTGACATATAAATTTTTACCTATACCAACACCGCCAGCAACAGTCAATGCGCCGTTGGTCCAACTGGTGGATTGAAGTTGATTTGTAAATGAAGAAGTAGCATCAGTTTCTAAAGTATGTGCGAATGCATTTACTTTAAATGTTGTATTTCCTCCTACCGTTAGTGATCCTGTTCCTAAAGTTCCGATTGAAACTGTTGCATTGCCTGGATCGGTTGCTATATTGATACTAGCATTTCCATCACCTAGAACAATTTCACCTGAGGCCCCTAATTGTAATCTATTGGCTGTAGGGAAATAACTTAAAGAACTTGAATCAGTATAAATTGGCTGTGTGCCATTAGTAGCAGGAACGAATGTCAAGAAATGTCTGTTAGCAGAGGTTTCAACATTTGAAATTACAACTCTACTTGCAGTTTCGATTGTTCCTGCAATACCTCCAACAACCGATAAACTTCCACTTATACTTACACTGCCCGTAACCTTTGTAGTATCTGTTATCGCATCTCCCAAGAATGTATTTCCAATAACAGTCAACGACCCGCCATTAACTATACTATTACTTGCACTGATATTACTCGCTGTAAGGTTAGTGAAATTACCTGTAGAAGGTGTCGTTGAACCTATTGACGTATTATTTATAGACCCGCCATTGATTGTAGCATTGCCAGTAGAAACACTAGAACCACTTAGAGCGCCTGTAATAGTAGTTAATACAGAATTTCCAACAATATTTAACGAACTAGCTGTAATCCAGCCACTAGCACTAACATTTGTAAGATTTAATGTTTGTAATGTTGTGGTTCCAACGACCGTTAAACTTCCACTTATACTTGCGCTTCCTGTAATTCTTGTAGTATCAGATACTGTATCACCTAATGTAGTATTTCCTAATACTGTAAGTGTTCCACCATCAACAATACTAGTTTGTATCCATAAATTGCTTGCACTTATATTACCGCTTGCACTAATATTACTTGAGGTTAGATTTGTATTACTGATATTAGTTGCAGTTAACGTAGTTCCATCAAACGTTAAATCTGCGTCTGTAGATAAAATCTGACTGCCGTTTGTAACGACTACTCTATTTGCCGTTAAATCTGTAAATGTAGCAGAATTAGTAGATACTGAACCTGATATACCAAGACTGCCTGTAATTTTAATTAAATCACTTGTCGTATCACCTAATGTTGTATTTCCTAAAACAGTTACATTACTACTAAATAATGATTCATTACTTGCAGAAAATGGGAGATTAGTAGATACACGATCATTTGTAGTTCCTTTTACGACTTGAAACGCATTAGAAGAAACTAAGAGTGATGATGTATCGGTGGAAGTTGTACCTACTCTTAATTGAGAAGTTCCACCGATATCTTGCATTGTAAGTTTTGAACCTACTGTCAAACTTCCCGATGCAGATTCACCAACAGATAATAAATTTGTATTTGTATTATATGATAAAATATTACTATCAACATACAATGGTTTATATCCACTGGTTCCATCAACAAAAGTTACATAATATGTGCCTGCCTCATTAGGTCTATTAGTAATAGAAGAACTATCGGCTGATGTAATACTACCACTAAAACTTCCTGTCACTCCGCCGATAACTGTTAATCCTCCTGTAATACTTGTGCTTCCCGTAATGCTGATAATGTCAGTAGTCGAATTACCCAACGTTGTATTTCCGGTTACAAGTAAATTACTTGCGGTTAAACTAGTAAAATTCGCATTTGGAATACTTGTGCTGCCAGTTAGAACGCCGGCCGCATCAGTTACTAAAAACAAATTACTGCCGCTGATTAATGTTTCTACAAATGGAAATTTGCCTGTCGAATCTGCACTGGCACTTGTTTGCGAAATTACAATATTTAATTTTTTATCGTTTGGATATGGCATATGAAAATAAAGTTATATATCAATAAATATATAACCTATCGGGTTTATATAAAAAAAGATTAATTAATCCAGGTTGCTATATCTTGTCTTAACCATCTGCCCCCAACATATATGTAGTGGTAATCGCCATCATACGCCATCCAACCTTCTTCACCGTATGATGTAGGAGTTTGCGGAACATCGTGCCATATACTACAACATCCAGATCCACTTGTTGTAGTGGTAGTTGTAGTTATTAAAGCCGCATAGCTGGACCTTATTTTTTCTAAAATTTGACCACCTTCCGTAGTAGATTTTTCATCCACAATAGCAATTTTAGGAAATCTCCATACGTCATTATCAGAAGATACTGGATTTATATCATAATAAGGATTGGATGGATTACTATAACTATTTTTCTTTACATCCTTGTTTACCGCCTTCATTTGATCGCCAGATACAATTTCTGCCGTTATACTAACTTTACGTGGTGTCAAATATTTTTGAACGGTTTTCTTTCTATCTTCATAACTTTCAGGTAATAGATACGCAAATACAGTCAAATTGAAAGTTGAACGTATGACTCTATCTTTTTCAGTTGGAGTTTCTGAGGTGTTTGTATAATCGTTTATGCTAACACGGAATTTGAAATTTTGAGGATCTCCCCAGTAGTCTTCAGCTGCAAAATTTATTTTTTCTAAAACCGCATTCATTTGTTCGATATATTCAGTCCAAACCATGAATTCGTATTCTACCTTAACATGATCTGGTAAGGTCAAACTATATACGCTATTAACAGGAGCAACAGTTTGATTTAATACACTGAACTTATCGTATTTATTTTTCTCATTAAACTTAGTAATAACAGGATAAGAAAGATATCTGTTTAATGTCATCATGCTTTCATTTTTAGCAAATGAATTTCTTTTGAACATTATTATAGGCAATTGAAGCTTTCCCTGATTATCACGAAGGTATCCGTCCGTTTTGGCGGCTTTCCATTTTTCAGGATTGCCATAAATAATTGGGACTTTAACATTTTCACCCGCGTCAATAACAGTTGGATTAATTACATTTTCTATATATTTTACAATTGCAGTATCAATATCTAACAATGATATTGTAAAATTCTTTTGAGCATCTTGGTCACGTCGAACATCAAACGCACGATTTGTAGTATTTTCAAAATACTTATTTTGTTGCGTTTTGTCCTCGTTAGAAGGAACTGGGTTATTATTATTTCCTTTCCAGGCCATAAAATTAATATTGTCTATTTACTAAGTTAATCTTGCTTAGACGGCTATAATGTGTATTGCAGACTATAGAAAGTGATTTGTCACTTTGACCGCCTAAGAATTGTTCTTGGACTACATTGTCAACTTCATGATAACGATCATTGAACAAAATCAAATCACCGACTTCTGGGAAGAAATTTGCTTCTCGTAAGTCATATTCTCTAAATTTGTAAACTACGGTTTGATCTCTGTCTGGACCAAAACCTTCGTCATCTGTATTTATATCTCCTCTGTCAATTATAGCATTGACTTCAACTCCTGGATAAAAACTTTTACCTTCAGAACCAGCTTCGCCATATACGTTGACATTTGTTTCTGATGCGGCGATTTTGAATAAAACCACATAAGTTTGAATAAAATCTTCATTTAATTCACGGTTGATGCCGTTCATAAATGATATATCTCTGGCGCTAAAATATCTTCCAAATAGTGGCATAGTATTTTATATAAATATCAAGTATATTTTAAATGTTTTGATAATATATCTAAAATGATAGACGGGTCATCATTTTCTCTAATTCTGTAAATAGTAATATTGTGATTTTTTGCAATAAAATTTTTGATTTGATCATTATGAAATGATTCTTTTTGAAAATCATACATACATTCTTCTAAAGAAGATTTATGCCAAAATTCCCCGTCAAATTCTAATAAAATATTATATTCTGTCAAATAAGCATCAAACAATTTACCGTCCAGTTCATATTGTTTTTTATATTTTATATTATTATTAGATAAAAAGTTATATAATTTGATTTCTAAATTACTTTCCCCGTTTGGTGAATATATTTTTTTAAAACCTTTTTTCGATGCATCTAATAATCTCCGTCTCCACTTTACTTCATCTTTTTCTTTTTCAACTCTCCACATATTTCCAACACGAATTTTAGCTTCAGGATGTTCTTTCCAATATTTTTCTTTTTTTAATGAAATTTTTTTATTTCTTTCTTTAGTATACATTTTTTCTTTAATATCTGGATGATCTATAAATTTTCTTTTTGCCAAAATAGACATTTTTTTTCTAGTTTCGTCTGATACTCCCTTATCATGATGTTTTTTAACATTTTCTTTTACATCATCCCTCTGCATTGCTTTTTTTGTTAAAATTGAAACCTTTTGTTTTCTTTCATCAGTTGACAGTAATAAATCATAACATTTTCTACTACACATTTTTTTATAACCATATGTTGTATTTCTAAATTCCGTTTGTTTATTGCAAAATCCACAAAATCCTTCAGATTCTTTTTTTATAAATTTATCATAATATTCTTTTGGTTTTAAGTGGTGATTATTAAAAAGATGAGCATTTAATGTTCTTTTACTTTTAAACAAAATGTTGCAAATTTGGCACGAATTTATCATACCATATAAATATAAAACCAAATGCTAAAACACCGACATAAATTAATAATGGAACCGATTTTAAAGTATCTCTCATCTTTTCAGCCTCTGTAGCTTTTGCTTCCATCATAGCAGTTCGTCCAGTTGCTTCAAGATTTTCCCTTAATTGAGTTATTAATGATTCTTTTTCTGTTTGTGATTCGCTTCTTAATGCATCTCCATCAAGTGTAACTTCACCGCCAGGAATAGGAACGGTGCTATATTTTTGTCTAATTGAACCTAATACTTCTTTACATAGTGCCAAGAAATACTTTTTAACCCATTGTTTGCCAACGGCGTTCAATTTATTATAAACTACATTTTGATAAGGTGCATTACTATAGTCACTTACTACTGCGTAATTATCTTCTGGTGAAATTGCACTTGCAAATTTATCTTTTTCTACAACATATTCTATGTATACTTCATGTTGCCAAGTTGGTATTGGGAAAATTCTTAATTTGTTATTTATTACTTCAAAACTATATGCGCTCTTACGAACCATATCATTGAATTCGATTGCTTGACCTCTCAACAAATCTTCGAAAATTGGTGTCATTAAGAACTGAGTTGCTGGACTATAACCAGCAAATCCCATTTCATTTAATATGTTACTATAACTCATACCAGTCATGCTGAATGGGTCGTAAATACGTGCAAATGCTGGCGCAGGTCCGTGGAATATTCTTCTAATTTCAACTTTATTACCACACTCTTTTTCACATTCAATCAACTGTGTCAAATCATAAACTTGTTGACCTTGATTTAATTGTATACCTGTTCTTTTAACGGGAACATCACCACCAACATCTATTTCACTGCCATATTGTCTTGATAGTTTTACAATAAATGGCAAACCAGAACCTTGAATGTTTTTGCCTGTAAGATTTGTAGAAGTGCTTGCTCCTTGTAAATTTAACAAATTATTTCTGATATTAAATTGATTTACTTGAGCACCATATTCACTGACAGCTTCTTCAAAACACGCATAAAAACTGATATCAGTTAATTCAATATCAACGATTGGATACCCTAGTCTTTTAGCTGCCCATTCTGCACTTTTTTGACAGTCATATTCAAACATTCCAACATAATTTGTATTGGAATTTTCATTTAAATAAAAACCAAAGGGAACAGTATTTATGTTAACTGCACTTCCGCTGCCGTTCCATCTAATTGTTGTAGGGTCAAATGCCATATATAATAAATATTATAAAAGTTTAGTTATCTTCACTATTAATTTACCGTTTCCTTTGATAACTCTGTGATATGTTTCTTTTGGTATAAATATTTTTTGATCTAACAAAACAGGCAATTGATTGTCACACTGATATAACCAGTCAATATTTTCTATAACTTCTACGATTCTATCCTCTTTGTCTCTGTGCCATTCTAATTCATGACTATCAACATCGTCGTCAAATTCTCTGATAAATTCATTATTTCCCAACGATGTTTCTTTGAATGGAAATTCCATATGTTACCAATATTTACCTTTACTTTTTGTTCCTAAACTGCGAATTCTGTGACTTCTACAACTCCAATATCCAGCTGTAGTTCTGTCTTTCTTTTGACTGCATTTATGTCTGGCTCTAAAACTTTTTCTACGAGCTGCACTGCTCGCTCTTATTCTCATTTTAGGATCACCAAATGTAACTTTTTTGATTTTACCTGATTTACTCTTTACATAAACCGCAAACTTCTTTGGCCCTCCTGGTGTTCTAAAAGGTCTGTTTAAATGAACTGTTCTGCCACGGTGTTTAACTTCGTTTATTAAATCATTATCGTCGTCTTCTTCGATAGGAGCATCCAAATAAACTTCTCTGCCTTCATAAATTGCAGTTTCTCCTAAATTACTTTCTACAATATCAACATCTTCGTCACTTAATTCAATTAAATCTTGATTATATAAGTCACGAACTTCTTTGATGAGACTAAAATAAGATTCGCTATAATTTCTAAAAACGTTTTCTTCAAGAGATAAATTTCTGTCAAGATGATATTTTAAATTTTCACTTATCTTAACATCCTTAACCAATTTCATTGGTGTTGGGGGATTTTCAATTTCGTTTAGAATTTCTTTTAATCTCATATGTTAATAAATATAAATCTACATATATAAAAATAAAAAAACCTCACCCTTTCGGATGAGGTTTTTATTAATCTAACTCGTTCAAGATTATACTTGGTCCAAATCAGCGACAAGAATCTTGCCGTAGAATTCAGGACGTACTACCTTCTTGGCATAACGAGTCATCACACCACGACGTGGAGTGAAGTTGACTGGATCGTATACCAATGGGGTTTGTACGAGTGGGATGTATGGAGCATACACAGCACCGGTTTCTAGGAAGTTATTTCCACGGAAACCAACCAAGATGGTGTTTTCTTGCATGTATGGGTTCTTGTAAACTTGGAAGCGACTTGCGAAGCTACCAACACGGCTTACGCCCATTGCGAACTTAGCAGAATCACCGTCAGTGTTTACAACATATCCTGGGATTGATTCCAAGATGGTTGCTACGTCTGGTCCACAAACCAAGAAGTTTGCACCACCACGTAGAGTCAATTGGTGAATCTTGTTAGAGACCTTTTGGATCTTGTTACCAAGAGTTTGGAACCAGGTTGACTTTACATATGCGGTACGATTGGCTGTGTCAGTCGTACGACCGAATGTTACAGAACCGTTGCTGTTGACGGTCTTGTTAACGAATTCGGTTCCGATAGCAACACTCCAAGCTTCAGTGGTTACGCCAGGAGCAGCATTGATCAACATGTCAAGGATTTCGAGATCGATTTCCATTGAAACGTATTCACTCAAGAGAGCAGTCAATTCTGCTTCAGCGTCAATGCTGTGGTAAGCATTCAAGTCTTGAGCAAGTTCTGGGGTCCAGACTGCCTTCAACTTACGAGTCTTAGCAACGATTGGTTCGCTCTTGAGTTCCAAGTTAACTTCTGGAATACCGATGTCGGCAGACAATCCAGATGAACCAGCACCGGCAGTGGTGAACGTATCTTCAAAGTCACCACGGGTTGAATCCGTTGGTTGCTTATCATAGAATACGGTTGATGCCATAGTTGCGGCAGAGGTCGATCCGGTGAACACGAATACAATCTTGTAGTTAGGAGTAGCATATGTTCCTGTGTTAATTACCTTGGTAAATTCGTTCAACAAGTTACCAGCAGAAACACTTGATCCAGTCAATACGAATGAACGTACTGCATTCAAATCAACACTTGCACTCAATGGGTTAGAAGTCAAATCAACAGTGAAGGTTTGACCACTGAACGTCTTTGTGCTTGAAGTGAAGTTTGAATCCCAATTTACGTCGTTTGCACTTGCGGTAGCAACTGCAGCGGCTGGGAACCACAAACTGGATGGCTTGGAGGTATATCCATAACGGCCAGCACCATACAAACCGTTTACTGCATCATCGGTTGAACCGAGCTTGCTGTTTGTATAATTACCACCGAACAATGAACCACTATAGTCATTGTTTGCAGCGGTTGGAATATTGGTTCCATACTTGAAGTCAAGATAGAAGATAAGACCGCTTGGGAGATTCATTGGTTGAACCGAGACGAATTCCTTTGCACTGATTTCAGCAAATACACGGCGAACCAATGGAAGAGCTACGCCAGCCCATTGTTCACTGTTTGCTGAAGTACCAGTTGCGGTAGCTTCATCAAGAAGTTGCTTTGCTTGGTTTTCCAAAAGAATGGACATGTTTGCCTTGTCAACGCCTTGAAGGCCTTCAAGCAAGCCAGTCTTGTCCCACTTTTGTTGCAATCCACGCGTTTCCGTCATCAAACGGGCTTGTGGATTCATGTTGTTAGTCAATAGACTTTTAATATCACTCATATAATTTCTGTTTTTAGTTGTTTTGTTTTAAATACTCACCTTGGTTAAATTACTTCTTGATTCCGGCGAGCTTTTGGAATCTTGAAGCCATCACGTTGCTGTTTTCAACAATAACTTCCTTTGCAGGAGCGGTTGAAGCAACTGGTTTACTTGCCAAACCTTCGGTGATAGTCTTTGCAGTTGTATTTGTCTTCTTGACAACTGATCCACCGGAACTATATGATTCGGACAAAATTGCATAACTCAACTTGACTTCGCGGATGGACTTAGCCAAGTCGAATGTTTCAACGACCTTGGTCTTTTGTTCCTTGGTCAAGCTGAAAGTATTGAACAACTTGTTGGTATAAAGCAACTTACTGTTCAACAAATTGATTTCGCTCAATTGATTGCGAAGATATTCTACAACCTTGTAAGCTTCTTGCAATTCAGCATAGACAGCCTCATCGGTCTTTTCTTTTTCATCACCCTTTTCTTCTTCGCCTTCTTCCTTACCTTCTTCAATTTCTCCTTCTTCAAGAGAAGCAAGAAGTTCGTTCAAATCGATTTCTTCGTCCATTTCTTCACCAACTTGAGCTTCTGGTTCTTGAGCAACTGGAGATTCTGGGGCAGGAGCGGCTGGTGCGACTGGTGCTTCTGGAGCAGCAGCGACTGGTGCTTCTGGGGATGGTGCAACTGGAGCAGCAGCAACTGGTTCAGTTTGTGCTTGTCCTTCTTCTTCCAATTCAGCTTCCAATTCTTTCAAAATTTCATCAATTTCTTCATTGGTTACTGTTTCTTCCGCACCTTCTTCTTCTAGAGAAACAACCTTTGGTCCACCTTGATGGTCTTGGTGAGTTACGGCACCTTTGTCTGGAGCATGTGATGCACCAACACCACCGGAACCAATTTCAGAAGAACTTACAGCTTCATCAGCTGCGATTTCTTGTTTTAGTTTTTCTGCCAACATTGCTTCGGCCTTAGTATTGAAGGCTTCTTCCAATGCGGCTTTTGCATTTGCAAGTGCAGTGGCACGCACTGCCTTTGCGTCAGCAATAGCTTCTTTTAATAGATTTGACATAATGTTTTATTGATTTTTCTGAAGTTATTGAGGATAAACTTCAATACGATTTAATTTATTTTGAGCGGCAAAGAAAAGCCGTAATATAAAATATAAATATGAATAAAAAAATGAAAATAGCAAAAAAATTAGATATTTATAACATTATGCCATATAAAATTAAAGGAAATTGTATCTACAAAAAAGACACCGGCAAAAAAGTTGGATGTTCTGATGATGTTGAAAAGTATCGTAAAGCACTCCTAGCTAATGTGCCAGATGCAAAAAAAGAACAGATCCGTTCCAAATTTAAAAATATTCTCCGTGAAATAATAAAAAAAGACAAAGTTATAAAAGAAGGAACAGATAATAAAAAAGATAACGTTTCTTTAGAAAGTCAACTGTTGGCAAATAAAGGATTAGACTTTACTAAGGAAGAAATTGAAAAAGTAAAAGAAATTATTAAACCAATTCGTCCTGATTTAGAAACGCCAGTTGGAAGAGGTCAAGAATTAAGTTTTCAAAAAGAAAAGAATCCAAACAATCTTTATTACGTAATTAAAAAATTAGTAAATAATAGTGATAGTAGTAAAGAATCGATCAAGTATGGTGTATGGTATGTTGCATATTCAAATGAAGATGACTTAAAAAACCAAACCACTGTTTATTACAGATTATCTGATGCAGTAAATCAGAAAAAAGATAGTGGAGAACCAAATACTATAGAAATGTTAGGTAAATTAGGGGATTTAATAACCGCAGCCGTTAACACAGTAAATATATGACACATTTAACATCATTAATAAAAAAAGAATCTCATAGTTCTGAAGATGGGTATAGAGTTGATGATATAGATCATCCAAATGGATGGAACTGGAAAGAGTTGGATATGTTATTTGGCATGGGATTTGAACCTGAAGGTGAAACTCGTTTAACATTTAAAGATAAAACGCAAACTCATCATATCGATAACACTCCAAAAGAACAATTAAAAGTAACCGTTTACAAAAACAAAGATGGATATTGGTTGATTGTAAATGAAAGAAAACATGTGTTCAAAACATTTATAAAAATGATGGAATTTATAGATGATATGGGATCGATGCCTGTATAAAAAGAAAACCCACCAATTTCTTGGTGGGTTTTTTATTGCGTTTAACTGAACCTTATTTAGGTTCCAGATCTTTAATTTCAAAATACTTTTCAAGTATACCACCGACATCTTCATATAATGAAGTCATATGAACATTCTTTTCGTGAGCTTCTTTTGCAAGCTTCTTAAATGTATCAGCGTGCTTTTTGATTTCAGAAAAATGACGTTTTGCAACATTTGCTTGAGTCCAGTCATCACATTCATTTACAACATAGGTTTCTGCATATTCTGCAATCTTCTTCAATGTATCGGCAACTTCAATTACTTTGCCATATTCTTGAAGAGACTTACCATATTCATTGTAGTTGTGAACTAAGTCTGCAAGTGATTTCTTTTCTTCTTTTGTCAACTTACGAGGAGCGTCTTCGTTAGTTGGAAGAGGGTTTACTGATGATTCTACAAGATTCTTTAATTTAATCATATATTATAAATATGTTTTGTGTATTTAAAATTATTTAATTTCGCCTAAAATATCACGAATAATATTTTCGACCTTTTCCCACTTATTTGTTTCTGGATTTTTGACAACTCCTTCTTGAAGACTAACTTGTTCTTCTGGATACAAAAATGCTCCTCTTGTTGAAGGATTGCTAACGAAGTCAAATGCAATTAATTCAAAATCATCTTGAACTTCATCCGCAGATTCACGGACGTTTTTACGAACGCTTCCCATACCTCTAGAACTAATACCTAATCTAATACCAGATGCAAATAATTCTTTTAGAATGTTACCGCTTGGTGTTGGCAATACTTCAACTTCACCTACCAAATCGTCACCATCCCAATACATCTTTGTTACATTATGACTTACATTCTTCAGATTAACAACGGATGATTCTGGATGATCAAGTTCACCAAGAGCACGACGTTCTTTTATGAAATTTTGTTCATATTTTTGAGATTCTCTTTCTAGAATTTCTTTTGGATAAATACGTCCATTTTGGTTCTTTGCATTTGCACGTTGAAGAACTCCTTTTACCAAAAAGGCACCGTTAGATTTCATAGCCTCACTGATAACTTCACGGCTAATCTCAAAGGACATGCAGTCCATTATTAATTTTCTTTCGTTCATATTAAATTCCTTTAGTTGCTACATTTTGAGTTGGTGCTGGAACGGGAACAACAGGAGAAGCATCTTTCTTTTTTGATGGAACTGAAGCGGCCCCAAGTTTCTTAATAATATAAGGAGGCTTGATGAAATACTCACTTTCCTTCTGTTTGTTTGGTTCACGACCTTTAATCACAACTACATAATTTTCATAATAGAAATCTATACTTACACTATCAACGTTCACAACATATTCTTTTTCGGGTTGACCATATCCCTTCGATGCTTGGAATTGAATTTTTTGATTTGCAATCTGACTCAAAATTTTATCTCTAAATTCATTCTTGATAGCTTCAGTTGCTTGTGACAATTTATTTTGGAAAACTTCAAGATCAAACTTTAAATTATAACTATTACCTTGTTGATCTTTGGATTGAGGTGCGGTTGGTGCAGAATCAGATGCTGGAGCCGGTTGTTTTGGGCTTGGTGTTTGCGGTTTGGCATCAGTTTGTGATAATGCAGGTGCAGCAGGTTGAGCTGCAACTTTTGGTTCATCGGCTTCCAATATTTTTTTTAAAAAAATAGGCATATTACTTTTTTAATTCTTTATTTGCAAGAGCAAGTAATTTAGCATAATGACGTGCATCATCTTTATGACCAAGTGATGATGCGACATTTTGTCTTCTAGCTAAAACTGCGGCATCAGCTTTTGTAATTCCTGGTTTATTTGGATCTTTAACAACGTCTGGAGTTTTTTCTTGTCCAACAGCAACAACTTTTGGTTTAGGTGCAGGATCGGCTTTCTTTTTACCTTGATCCTTACCTTCTTCTTTTACCATTTCATATCCAGTAGCAGCAGTAGCAGCACGTTCATTTCCTTTGCCTGATTTTGCAAACGCATATGGAGTCATTGCCCCAGCAATACCTGGTGTGCCGGTTCCTTCTTCCATTTCTTTACGTATAAGTTCTTTAATTTTTTGTTTTAAAGCACCGATTAAAATTTTCTTTTTCTCGTCCATATTATTGAATTTGGTTTTTAAGTTCCTTAATAAGTTCGTATGAAAGTAACAACACAGTAATTTGGTTGTCTTTCAAAGATTTCTTACAATTGATAGATTCTAGTTGCTTTGTGACTTCGTTTATTTTTATTTTCAATACATTGTCAGTAATTTTTTCCAATAAATCAGACAAAGATTCTTTGATGACATTAATTTCTTTTTCTACAAATTCGTTCAATGAATTTGTGTTGCTAATGTTATTAATATATTCCTTGAGAAGTCTCTTTTGATTGTTATCCAAGTCTTTATATTTTTCATTTAACGAATCTACCAACAATTTATAACTCAACAATCTAATATCTTCGTTTTGTTGTTTATAAAAATTTACCAAATCATCATCAGATTCGGAGATTAAATTCTTTTTACCGCACAAGTTTTCGGTGACGGTATTTCTGGATTGTATCAATTCTTTAACTTCAAACTTAGAAGCAGAAATGACATGGTTTTCAAAAATTTTATAAATTGAGGCATGTATTTTATAATTTTTGATGCTTGACTTTAACAAATCGTCGATTGGATAATTCTCTTTTATTTCTTTGATTAAACTATACTTTTGTTCCGTCAATTTTTTTGAATCTAATTTTTCACGTTGCTTTAAAATAACATTTATGTATTTTTCGGCGTGTAATTCGTCTTTTGCTTTTTCGTTCAAAAGAAAATTATAAAGTTGCCATTCTTTTCCTAATTCTTTGCTCTCGGTGAAATATTTAAATAATAGATCCTTGGCAGAAGATTCGTCCTTGCCTGCCAAAATATCAGCTGTCACTTGACGAGTCAGTAATTCAAATAATATTCCTGTGTTTTTAAACTTGGAATGTTTAGCTTTTTGCATATATTAAAATAATGTCTCAGTTTATAAATATAATAAAATCTAGATAAAATTCATTTAATTGTAATATTTATTCCTCTATTATGTTGCTTTCGTCAAGCATTGATTTGTGCGTGGTTTCTTTTAACAAATCACGTTTAACATCTTGATGAGTTTGTAAATATTGTTTCAATCCTTCCAAGTTTTCCAAACTTAATGGAGAACGTGTTTTTGATTGACTTCTAAGTGGATCTGTTTGAGAAACTCTAGTGTTTTCTTTGTTTCCCATAGGGTCATATCCAAACCTTGTATCTTTTCTATATTTGTGGTCGCCTGCTTGTGATGGTCTTTTTGATTTCTCGGTAATAGGTGGCGTTGTTCCTCCGCCTTTTTCAGGAGTTGGAGGCGTTTCTTTTGGTGGTTCTCCGCTAACTCCCAAATCTTGCGGAGCTTCGCCGCCAGGTAAACCTCCAGTTTCGCCGCCAGGTGCGGCAGGTTCTTCTGGTTTAATCTTATTAAATGGTTTAGCAGGATCAACACCTTCTTCTTCGATCTGCTTAAATCTATAATTGTCTTTGGCATCTTCAACAATATCATTCTTTTGAATGTCAACGTCTTCATCAGACAATTTGAAGACATTGTTATAAATCCATTTACGGCTAAACATCTTTTGTTCAACCATGTCTTTTGCTAATGTGACTTTATCTGACCAAATTTTTACTTTTTCCGTTTCCAAAATTACCGATGGATTTGTTAATTCAAGGTCAAAATTTACCAATTGTTCGTCGGTATATCCTTGTGCATACAAATGAACAATTGCAATTTTTTTGAGTTCACTTACTAATATTTTTTGAATACGGTTAATTGTTTTTGCAAATCTAACATCTTCAGATGCTAATGTTGCTTTACCACTTAAATCTTCTTCATATCCCAAAAATGCTTTTGGAATTTTAAGAGCGGCTAACATCTTGTTTTTTAGATAATTTATATCATCAATACCAGTAAATTCCATTCCGCTCAATGGTTCGATGCTAGTTCCGCTATCACTGCCACGAACAGGTAGATAAAAATCTTCAACCATGTTTTGTAGGTTGAATCTCAAATTATAATCTCCGGTATTTGGATCAAGATATGGAATCTTCTTAGTTTTATTCATCAACTTTTCCATATATTGGTCAACTTCTTGTGGAGGAATGTTACCAACATCTACTTTAAAAATACGTTTTTCAGGAGCACGCATTACACGATGGATTAACATTGCATCTTCCATCAAACTCAATTGCTTCCAAACTCTTCTACCACCTTCGATCATACTCTTACCATAGGGCAAGAAGTTACTATCACTTAATAATCTGAAATGCGCTACTTGATAATTTTCAAGTTCTTCAATCTTACCACCCTCAGGCAAATTGATTTGAAACTTAGTATAGTTTTTATTATTTAAATCACTATTTTCTACACGGGTAACATTGTATGCACTGATTGGTTCCACCAAATAAACACCATATTCAGGACTGATATACATTTTCAAATAGAAATCACCATACTTAACAAGATTTCTGGTCCAACTCCATAAGAAAAATTCAATATTAAGAATATCATAAAACAAATTTTCAAGTATTTGTTTGATATTTGTGTCATTTGTATGAACCGTCAAAATTTTACCCAATTCATTCTTAGTAACACACTCGTCTGCATAAATATCCAATGCAGATGCGATAATTGGGTCCATATCCATGGTATCATAATCACGAAATAATTCAATACGTGCAGCTTGATAACTTAATGTGAAATCTCTGCTGTATTGATTATATGCGCTGGTTCTAACTCTATTAAATCTATCACGTAATGTATTTCTATCAGTCGCATACATCACTTCGTCTGTATCTACGACCTTTAGTTTCTTACCACCAATGTTACGAACTATTACATCTGTGGAAAACAAACGCTTTAACCTTGAATACAAGGAACGTTGTTTTAGTATTTGAAATTCTTCTGATGGCATATGTTATATATAAATATAGAGTGGTTACAATAACCACGTAAGATTTTCGGTTTTCTCGTTAAATTGACCCGTTTTCATACTCCACGCATCGTGCGCAGATATGGATTTTGGTGTATAGATTTTATCGTTTGATACTCTTGAAATTCCACCTAACATAGATCTATTTAAATCCATACTTTGTTGACGTAATCTTAATGCGGTATCTCTGACCCACAATCCTATACTAAAAGACATAACCAAATCATCATTATATCCTTTCATTGCAGTAGCTTTGTTTCCGTCCCAAATAAATACTGATAGTTCATCCAATAATCTCTTGGAGTAAACTACAACTGATTGTTCTCTAAAATAATTATCCAATTTTGAAATAAGTAATGGTCTTGTTTTTTGACTATTAGTGAACCCCGGAACCATTTTACGCTCGTCTCTATTGTATTTATTGGTCATTTGACGTTCAACATCAACATACTGCAAGTCTGCACTACTATAGAACGTATTTGGATATTGTCTATCTATTATTTGTTGCAATACTGCCCATCCAATATTATTATTTTCAACAATCAAGAGGGCATTATTATATTCTGTGGCGACACTAACGAGGAAATTGCCATAGTCTTTAGTATTTATCTGTCCTTTATACTCCGCAACTTGTGTTAACGTTTCTACATCAATAACATGAAATGCACTATAATCGGTGCTATCACCTCTAGCAACGTCCGCAGCAACTATATAATTTCTACTATAATCAGGATACTCCCAAATCCAATAACCATGATCGACTCCTCTCATTTCTATAGGATCTTTAGCCTTTGATTGTTTATAAAATTCTACTAATTGAGAGTCTATTACAGTATTACCAGACGATAAAAATTCAGTATCACATTCTTGAGATGCTCTCTTTGGTCCTAATTCTGCGGTTTGTCTATCACGCCAAGCTTGATCACGTTCTGGGTGTCTATCCCATTTTAATCTTATTGTCTTAAATGTATTTCTTTTACCCTCTGCATCGACCCACATTTGATGGAAGAAGTTACCTACACCATTTGGCGTTGATAACAAAATAGCTCTACCACCAGTTGCCATTGTTTGTTGTGCAGATGTCCAAACTTCTTCTGCATTATCAATAAACGCACATTCATCCATTACCAACAAGAATGCACTGAAACCACGAGCACTATCAGCGGCAGAAGACGCTGCCAAAACTCGGGATTCATTTTTAAACTTTAATGATAGACGATTATCTTCAACTGTAGGAACTTTTAACCAACTTGGAAGATTGTTGTTGGCTAATCTTATTTTAGAAACAATTTCTTTTGATGTGTTTTGAACAGTGGATAATATTAATACGTTTTTACCAGGATTGAATATCATCGTCCATAGAGCATACGCAGATACTAACGTAGATATACCCATCTGACGTGATTTTAACACGATATTTCTATCGTGTTCTATGAAATCTTCTAACGTTTCTTCTTGGAATTCATATAATTCAAATGGAACGATACCTCTTGTTTGATGTTGAATCTTAACATATTTCTTCATGAAATACATTGGATCAACCAAACATTTCTTATACTCGTCTTTAATTATTTCTTTGAGGTTTTTTTGACTCATACATCAAATTTACGTGCTTCTCTGTTTTTGATTGAATCTAAAACCATCTCTTTTGCTTTTTCTTCAATCGAAGAATCATATTTAACCTTTGCAAGTTCCGAAATACACTCCGATAACTGTTTTTCAACTTCAATCTTATCTTTTTTAAGATCTTCTAAGACTTTAATCCTCTGATCCGTGTTGTCTGTCCAAAATTCTTGACTTCCATCTTCATTAAAGTATTGTAATTTTGGATCATAATTTTCTAAGTATGTTATGCTTTCGTTTATTTTGTTTTCAAAGTCTTTAAGCTTTGAAATTCTGTCATTTAAAATACTAAACCTAGCATATTCATTAAATTTTCCTAATAATTTTAGTTTTGTGTCAAAAGTTACACTGCAGTCAAAACATTTTCCGCAACGATTATAAACTCTCTGATCAAGATAGTTTCCAAATTTTATATCAGCGTTGCAAATTGAACATTTTTCATCGATTTTTATTCTTGATGCTTTAGGAATTCTTTTTTTAACTCCATTTTCTTTTTTCCATTTATTTCCCAAACTATCTTCCCATTCTTCGCCTTCTTTTCGGTCTTGTAATGTAGAATTTTCGTTATATCCTACTTGAATAAACGGACGATTTCCATCGACATAATCTCTAACAATTGATAAATTGCTTTTTCCAGATGCTTTTTTCATATAACATTAACTATTTTAAACTTCTTAAAATAATTTATTTTAAAAATGTATTATCAAAAACCTTAACTGATTTCTTATAAGATTTTTGAGTTTCGTCTAAAGCTTCATCTGTAAATTGCCAATTCCAAAATAATGAATTTGGTGTATTAAAACCAAAAAATTGTAATACGCTTTTTTGTGTTTGAACTACTTGTTTACCGTTCCAATTTTGACCGACAGCAATAAATCCAGCATCTATATTTTTAACAATATTACTTTCACCCAAGGTTGAATGTCTGTTCTCAATCCACGTTAAACGTTCAATTAATTTCTGATAGTATCCATTTGCTTGACCCCATCTGACACTTGCGAAAAATAATACACAATCACTTTCAAATAATTCTTTACTTATTTTCCATAATTCATCACTTTTATTATTTATACTAGCCCAACAACGATGTTCGCCTGTAGGATTTTTCTCTTTATCTTTTAAGGAAGAATCTTTTGTTCCACAATGATTTCCCCATTTAGATGATACGTTACCCTCACACGGAAATATGTTTAACTTGGTTGTATCAATCAAAGTTACTTTTTCTTTACCTAATAATTCTTGTATTTTGATTGCTAATTGACTACTTTTTGGAACATCTTCTTTATGTTGACTCCATCTATTACTTGTAGTTAATAGTAATACTTTATTTTTATTACGTAAATAGTCTATTGTAACTTTGTATTTACGTGCATAAATATCTAAATCCTCTTCGCTGGAAGGGATAGTAGCTTCATTTAATAGTTCTAATAAACTTATCATCATAATATAAATATGTTAGGTAAACAAAAAACCCCCACCTTTTATTGGTGAGGGTTCTTTTGTTTTATTTAGTTTAAGCTCCTGGGAATTGAGCGCCTGTTGGCAACACATTGAAGTCAAGAACTATGAATTCGGATGTGCGAGTTGGTTGTAGATAAATTTGTCCGTAAAGAATATTACGATCAATAATATCTGGTGTATTGTTGGTTTCATCCATCTTAACTTGGAAGGCATACAATCCACTACGTTGTTGAACAGATTCCAAATATGGATTTACAATACTCAAGAATCTATTACGTGTAGCAGCAACATTTTGTTCGAACACCAAGTATCTACTTGTGCTTGCAATATATTTCTTTAAGGCAATCAACAATCTACGAACATTAACTCTATCAAGGGCACTTGCTTTTGCTTGTAGAGTCTTTTGACCCCATACACAAATACCTTGACCAGGGAATGCTGCGATTGGATTTACACGACCTTCATATAGTTCATCACGTTCACTGTGTGTAGTTCTGTCGAGAACTTGAACTGCTTGTGGGATACCACCACGATTCAAACCAGCTGGTGCGAACCATTCAGCTGCTACATTGTCATTAGCAGCATAAACTGCTGGTAACACAACTGAAGGTGGAACGCTTATGATCTTGTTGGTATTAGTATCCAAGATGCGGACCCAAGGATAATAAGTTGCTACATAGTTACTGTCGATTGTTGCGACATCACTTACGGCAGCATCAATTAATCCTACAGATTGACCGCTGTTAGGGAATACTACGTTATCCATGATATAGAAACAATCACCACGGGATTCACACATATCAATTACTAGATCCGCTACATAACTGTGTTGTTGATGTAGAATACCTGGAGTTACAATCAAATTCAAATCGAATTCGTCTGCATTTCCTACAGCTGCCACACATTGTTTATAAGCAACTGAACCGGCACTTGATATATTTGTGCAATCCAATCCTTGTGTATTTCCGGCAACAATGTCACCACCAAGATTAATCTTTACAGAAGGCGATTGACCGTCAAATCCACCTTGGAATCCGAATACGAACTTACGCATCTTAACATAAGTTGATTCAAGAACATCATCTGGATTTGTTGGTGGAATACTACCACTCAAACTTGCTGCCAAAATTGAACCTGTATTAGATCCAACAATTGTATTGTCAAGACCGAATGCTGTATTATTACCGGCAGAAGGATTACTTGGAATTGGTGAGAAATATTGTAGGTTATCGTTGTATACAGGAACGCCTGTTGAAGCGGTTGGATACAAACTTACAAGTTCAGCATCTGTTCCTGGAACATCGTTAAATACGACACCGGATGGATACTTACCTATAGACATACCATACAAGGAACCGTTTCCGTATTTCATTGTTGGAGTTACTTTACTGATATCTCCAGAAAGAGGAGTGTAATATGCACTAAATCCATAAGGAACTGCTGCCACAGGATAATCTTCTGATGACATTGCAATTCTGATATACTTACTTACGTTAGCATAAATACCATATTCGATAATTTTACCTGAGTAAGTTATGAAGTTATACCTATCACCGATTCTGCGTGCAATAAAGTTAGCACTGTCCGGGTCTAGATTCAAATTAGTAAATGTTTCAAGATACTTTGGACGTTTATCTGTATCACTGAAGTCACGAACGGAGAGTGTAAATGTTCCCCAATCACTTCCTGGAACAGATCCGGCCAACTTTACATCACTAATTTCAATCTTGTATAGTCTATTTGCATTGGTTCCATCAGTCAAAGTATGAATCTTGAACAATTCATGTCTGGTTGTAGAACCATTAACACTAGCTATCTTTTGTGAAACTACATATGGAGTATATGCATTTGTCAAACTAAATTGACTATCACCTTCAGATGGTGTTAGTGAATTTGTATCCGTAAAGTTTAATGGATATCCACCACCAAATGCGGATTGGCCTGTATTTGGAAGCTCTGCAATTTTAATTCTATACTTTGAAGAATTTGCAGTGACTTTTGCCATCGAATCTTCGAATGTCTTGTATAGATATGCATTCACCGTAGAATCAGATGTTTTGGCTGATTTAGGAAATACATTGACCAGATACTTTTGATCTGATTTATCCAATGAGAATTCATAAATTCCATATCTACCTGCGGTGCTTCCGCTTAGATTTAAATAATAACGAGTTTCTACACTAGAACTGTTAGAATTTAATGGAGCAAGTGAATTTAAATTACTGCCACTGAATCCAGGAGATACCAAACTTGTATTTGGAGAATGATTACTCGTATCATTCAAAACAGCTAAGAGAATTTGGTTTGTAGCATTAGAAGAAGTATTCCAATTTCCACATTCATCTACACTTGACGAACCTGCAGAAGTGAAAGTTCCATTATATGGACCAAATGAACCGGCCGCCAATCCTTGGAGTCTGAATACAACGTCTGCACAATTTCCTTTATATGAATAGAACCCTGCAGATGATAATGTTACGTTAGTAAATGGTTCAGATGGTCCATTTAGTGTAGTATTACCAAAGCTACTTGAAACTGAGAAATTTTGCAATCCATAATCCAATAACCACGTTGTTCCAAACGGACTTCCCGAAGTCAATGTAGTAGATCCTGTCCAACTCATTGTGACATTGGTAAGACTTGAATATACGTTGGATGATATAGAAATTGAAGTTCCTGCAAAAAGTTTACTTCCGCTTGTTTGATTTGCTGCCGTTGCCGTCGCTGCATCAGATGCAAAGGTTAATAAAAACGATGCGGATGGAATTGTTGCAGTAAATGTCGCTCCGTTAATATATGATCCAACTGAGGAAGTTGCAACGAATGTAAGATTTGTAAATCCAGCGAGATAATTAGCAGATCCTGATGTTAATGACCCGGACGGTGTTAAAAATGATGATGCGGTAACTAATGAAGCTGCATCGGCACTTCTATTCCAACTTCCAGATTCTGCATAAATTGCTAGTGGATATTGTTGATTGTAACCTGTCAAACCACCGACACGACACACAGTTACAAATCCTTTTTCGTTAAGATATTCCTTGGCAGTATATGGTCCATAATAAGTTCCGTCCGCAATACCGAATTTTTCTTCAAGTTCGGCAGTGCTTGTTACTAATGTTGGACTAAACCCAGGACCCTTTGCGAATGGTGCTACGACAACTGCTCCAATGTCGGCAACACCTTGGACAATACCTGATAAATCGTTTTCTCTTGTAAAGACTCCTGGACTAACAATCGTGTTAGTAGGACTAAATCTTCCACCTTCTTGTATTGGCATATTATATATTTCCTTTCAAATTTTTTTAAAAATTCTTAAATATAAATATTTCCAAAAAACTCAAGATGTCAATATTTATAACTTTTTTTAAATAAAGGAAACTTTACTGAACCCATTTTCTTTACGTATTTCTATACGGTTATCAACCATGTCTCTCATTTGATCCAGATGACTAATTACCCATACAAAATCGAAGTTGGTTTTTAAAAATGCAAACAATGTGCTCATAGAAGACAAATTATCAGCATCCGCACATCCAAATCCTTCGTCTATAGCGATAAAGTTGGGTCTTGGGAGGTTCGAAATGTTAATTAATGCCACACGAATAGCAAGTGAACTCACGAATTTTTCCATTCCACTAGACAATTCCAACGGCCACTTTTTATCTTCATAATTTATAAAAGTGCTTACATTTTTACCATCCGTCTGAAGAGAAACTGTAAATTCAACTATCTGACTCAATATGTTATTGACTTCTTTTTCTATGGTTGGCAATGCCTGACTAATTAATTCATAAGGAATACCGTCTCGTCCAACGGAAGAATTATACAATTCATATGCTTCATGTTTACTTTCAAGCATTTTAGCTTCTTGAATGGTCTTTTCTATATAATTTTTTTGATCAATTGAACTATTGAGTTTAGTTTTAAGATTAATAATATCAGTATTCTTTTGTTTTATATTTGAATCCACGATCTTAATCTTAGATTTTATAGATTCTATCTTAGATTTTATAATCTCATTAGATTCGATTACATCCTTCTGTTTATAAAATTTCTCTATTTTTTCCAAAACTACATTTAATTTGGTTTGTTCCGTCAATAATTTACTTTCAGAAGAAACAATATTGCTATTAAGTTTATTTAACTTATTCTCAGTATTAGTTTTTCTAATTTGTATATCTTTATAGTTTTTATATTGTTGTTCAATATCCCCATAAGAATTTACATTGTTCTTTAATGTAGTATACTCTTGGAAAGTTACAAGAGCATTAGCCTTGTCGCTTTCCAACTCTTCTTTTGTTTTAATTGCATCTTTAACAAATACATTATTTGTGCAAAACTCACAATTTGGGTCATACTTATGTTGTTCAAGAGTTTTTAACTTCTCTAATTTATTATTTACAACCAATTTAATACGTTCAATTTGAGATTCTTTGGTTGAAAATTCACGTTTAACATTTACATATTCTTCATACTTTTTAACAGTGTCGTTATCTAAATATGTTTTTTCAGACAATGTTAAAGTTGATAGTTCAGATTCAATTTTTTCATAATCGACTCTTGATGAACTAATTTCATTGTTCAATTTTAAGATATTATTCTTATAAAGAGTCTCTGATTGGGTCAGACTATGTATATTTTCTGTGCCATAATCAACCGACACCAATTTTTTGGTTTCTTCCAAAAGTTTGTTATTTTCAACATCTCTGTCTGTCATCAAATCTTCAAGACTTTGCGTCTCTGATGTCAATAAACTTGAAGATGTTTCGATGATATTGGTTAAATTATTAAGAGTTTGCGTATAATCATTTTTCTTAAAATTTTTGATTAATACATTTATTTCCTTGCTTTTTTCTTGTGAAAGAGTAGAAAGTTTATCAAAAATATCAAGACCCATAAACTGAGCAAGAAGTTCTTTTCTTTCAGTTTGACCCATATCAATAAAAGAACCCGTCTTATTATTTTGAATACTTAGGACTGTCAATATGAAATCATCGTATGTTCCAACGTAATCTCTAATAATGTCATTGGTAGAACGTCTGGCTTCACCGTTAAGTTCTATAACTTTGCCACCTTCTTCTTTCCAGAACTTAACATCAACCTTCACGTTTCCTTTCTTATCAGCAAGGCCAATTCTTTCAATGAAAAAGTCTACTCCATTGACTTCAAAGTTAAATTTACATTTGAATGACATCTTTTGACTATTCAAAACGTGTGACGCTTTGAATGCACGATCACACTTATCGAAAATACAAAATGATAGAGCAGAAAGAATACTTGACTTACCAGACGCATTATTGGCAAATAATCCAACAACATTATGCATCTTTGTAAAATCAATAATATTACCTTCACCGTAACTAAACATATTATCAAATTCAAAAATTTTAGGTTTCCATCTGATATTTCTGACGGTTTGTTCCTTACCTAAAGACGCATTTAATTCCTTATTTATAGTATAAATCTTTTCCAAAACATCTTTATCATCGATACCGCTTTTGTTTTTGATAAAATTAGAAATAAGCGTATTTTGATAATCGACATCTACAACACTATTGATGTTAAGGTTGGTATTATCAATAATATTTTTGTTAGTAATATCATTTCCGTCAACTCTCACATAAGAAACATCAATTACTTCTGAAACCTGTCGAATCTCAGAGAGAATAGACTTTACTTCAGTTGCGACAGTCTCACAACACTTCATACGAAGTCTTACCTTCTTAGGAATATCTGAAATATCTGTAACAAGGACTCCTTTATTTAGATCAACTGTATAAAATCCATAATCATTTGGAATTTCAACGTGCGTAAACGCCTTCGTTTTTAAATTCCAATATACAAATCCGTGACCTTTTAATTCTTCACCGTGAGATTGTTGTATAGTTGAACCCGCATACACAATACATGGTTTTTGTTCAATATCGTCATATTTTTGAAGAATTTGATAACGATGGATGTCGCCTAAAAGAGCAATTTGATGTCCGTCAAATAGTTCATTTGTAATTGTTCTGCTTGAAACCTTATAACCAACATCTGTTATAGCATCGTTTACCGCACCGTGAAACAACACTATATTATATCTAGTTTCGTTTAAATAATTTTTAGGAATGTCAGCGTATTTAACATATTTTTCATGTTCGTCAAAGATCGAAAAATGATTAAATAGAATATCACCTAAAATAAATAAACCAGATTCCTTTAAATAAAACAGATTTTCATGATTCACCGCATCTACAATGGGTGTCAAGCTATCCAATCTATTTTTATTTGCAAGGGTCGCATCGTGATTACCTGCAATTAAAACTGTAGGTCTTCTATTTGCTAAGTTCTGAAGAAAATCAGAGGCGATCTTTACACATTCAGGACTCAAATCACTCTTATTATGAAATAAATCCCCCAATACGGCAACTACAGTTGACTCTGGTGTTCTTTCAATTGCTTTATATAGTTTTTCAAACACTTCTGTGTATTCATCATGTCTTTTTGTAAGACGAATATGAACGTCAGCTATGTGAAATATGTTCGTAAACTCTTTTACCTTACAATGTAACTTTGTTGCCATAATTTATATCAAAACCTTTAACTTAAATAGTTTCTCAAAGTCTATAGTATCACAACTATCTATCAACTCCCAAGTTTTTTCAAAACCCATAACGCTTGGGTCTTTGTCTTTCAATGGAATCAACTTGGTTTTTATTCCATTCTTCACTAAGAATTCGCAGATTTTAATAGAATCCGAAATTGCGTCATTATCCAACATTACATTCACCATTGGAACATCATACTCTAATAGTTTTAACTTTAATTTATTACTCAAAGTCTTTCCAAAAAGAGGTATAGTATTTGTTTTAACACTTATCGCATCAAATGGTCCCTCTACCAAAGTAATTGGTTCTTCAAAATTGACCAATAGTTCAAATCCAACGATGTTTTTTGAAAATGGGCAGCTTACATATTTTAATCCTTTCGTGTCATAGAAACTTCTCGCCGTATAAAAATTCAAATGACCGTATTCATCATATGAAGGTATAATAATTCTATTCTTCAAATCACCTTCAGTTGCATATCCGATACAATAACGTAAAATATCTTCCTTGTTTATGCCTCTATTCTTTAAATAAACCAAAGCGTGACGATATTCTAATTCTGATGACGGTTCCCACATGGGTTTATATTCCTTTGGAAGTTGAAGAAGTGATTTTTGTTCTTCGACATCATCAAATGAAATAGAAAATTCTTTATTCTGCTTAAAAGTTTTAGTTTCACTTAAAAACTCATAATATGAAGTGGGTGCTCCTAATTTTTTAAATAATGTTTTAAAATTAAGACCTCCAAATCCACAAACCCAACAGTGATACTTACCTGTAACAATATTAACTTCTAATTTTCTTTTATAATGTTTACATTTGGGACAAAAATATACCGCATCAGTTCCTTTTCTAATCTTAGGAGTCTGATTCAATAGTTTATTTAAATTACTTAGTATATTTTCTTGATACAACGACATCAGTTATAGTTTATCACTGGATTCCTCGTCTATCAATTTTTTATTAGGGTCAATTTTCTTCCAAGGTTTCTGTTCCAACGCAACTGCAATCCTCATCAATTTAATTGGGTCAATCGGTTTTTCTTTGGCAAGATCTTCGGATTTTTTATCATTCTTTGAAGCATTATCGTTATTTTCTTGGGGTTTCTCATCAGAATGATCTTCAGAAACATCTTCGGATTCTGGTGTTGGTGGCGGCGGAGGGTCATTTGGTTGAACAACATTTTCTTGAGTATATGTTTGTGGTTTTGGAATGTAACCCACCGCATTTCTAGCTAAAATTCCTTGAACCAGATACATTTTATAATCGTCATACATCTTTTTATAATAATCAAATGCATCATCGATATCTCTGTATTGAGAATTTGTGAGAGAAATTTTAACACATAGATTATTTTCCCTCCATTTAAATGCAGGAACATCTAAAACCATACATGTTATATTTTTCAACAGTTCTCGTTCGTGATTGTCTTTGAGTATAAAATAAAAATCTCTTTTTTCGTCAACGTCTTCTAACTCAGATTCTGAAATATTATATTTATCACAGAGTATTTTTAATTTTTCTTTTGCAGACGACGATTCTCCTCCAACTCCTTTATCAACGAGAGCTTTTACTTTTTTTATTAGTTCCAATATCTTTTCTGGAGTCATACATTGCACAAACTATGCTATCATACATATCTCCATTACGTTCATCCCAGTTACCTTTTTTATTATTTACAGTAAATTTTACTACTTCCGGTATCAATTTTTCCAACTCGGATTTTACGAACTCTTTTGACTTTACACCTTTAATTCTACACTTGCCGAATAGTTGTTTACGCATTGTATTAACACTTAATAAATTAACTTTCTTTTTAAAGTGTTCTTCTAAAATATAAGCAAAGACAGCATTGTGTCTTGCAAGAGTAATTATAGTTTGTTGACTAGTAAATCCACCAGCAAATCCACTTAATGCAGCTTCCAAATTAATTTCTTCAAACTGATTTGCATACTTGTTGACTTCGATTACAGAAATGACGTGGTATGTCTTTTCTTTTGTAGTTTCAAACTTTTTGGTGTCAACAAATCCTGCATCTAGAATCTTGCCATTTTCACTAAATGCCCAGCCTGTAACTGATGTTGATGAATCTAACCCTAATATAACCATATACTAATATATAGTATAGATTATTTGTAACGCTTAGTATTTAATCCTTGAGACAATAGAGAAACATTCACAGATTCGTCACCTTGAACGGCTTTATAATCAGTTTGGGTTTGTTTTACTGTAAATCCACCATCTTTGCTATACAAAGTATTTTGCATACTTGCATTTGTCTTGACTACCGCACCAGAATTTGTTTGGATATTTTTAGCATTAAAAGCACCTCCAACATTTTGGGTGTTATATCTATCTTCCAATGTTTTTACCAAGGAATCTCTGGAATATGTATTTGGCATATATTATACTTTCTTTTTATAAATATTATCAAATGTCCCATTTTACCAAAATATTTATCGGAAATTCACCGCCGTTTTTAATCGGAGTTCCAAGTTTTCCAACGGCAACTAAATATGGACCATTATACAATCCTACAGTTGTAATATAAGGTGCCAAGTAAGATCCGGTATTGTCTATAGATGAACTATATTGATAACCAAAGAATTCAGGATTTATATAAGACGGATTTACCTTACTCGTCTTCACATCCAAATAATTCAATATATCCGTTAATTTAGATCTAATTGATCTAGAAGATATATATTTTTTATAAAGATTTTCAGTCAATTGATTAGAAAAGTATTTCCATAAAATAAACATGTCATTTATATCAAGTTTGCCTGCACCATCAAAATCAAACTCTAACTTATTATTGTCAAAATAAGTTAAATAATTAGAAGTCAATAATGAGCTGCTAAAATAATTAACGGTAGAGTCTAATAGAGGATTTCCTTCATAATCGTTTTTCAAACCTGTATAATAATAGAATAAACTTCTTTCATAATCGTTTTCGATTACTAGATCCCACCATTTTTCATTGCCTACATTCAATTTGCAGATATAACGTAAAATTAAATCTACATCTTTAAAATCAAAATGTTTGTCTCCATTTATATCATATGCAAATGGAAGTTTATATGTGGCAGTAGGATTCGTGCTTACATTAAATTCGCCAGGTTCAACTGTGCATATAATCTGATTCTCATATAATGTTATTTGTGAGTTATATTCTAAATCATAATATGGAATAGGATCAGAATATATTCTCTCTTGTGTCATTATATTTTCAAAGATAGAACCCGTTGTTTTTAATACTATGTTTCCGTTTCTATAAAAGACATTTCCAATATGATAATCACTCAAGAAATTGTTAAAGTTATAAACGTAACTATAACCTCTAATATTTGCATAGTTGTTAATAGATTGAGTTACATTTCTATTAGTATCAAGTAATAAACAAGGAGAACCAACTACAATTGATTGAGTCGAAACTGCAATTGAATTTCCATAAACAGTATGAGGATATCCATTTTCTTTTCTTCTACATAAGTTATGTATAGGAGTCCACGATCCGCTTAGATTTTTATACAAATAAACATATCCCTGGGTGTTATTTGAATCATCGGTCGATTCATCAAATAATACAGAATTTAAAGTTCCTGTAATGTAACTTGAGCTAAATGGAAAATTCCATTTGAGAGAGGATGCTACTAAATAATCACCAAATACATCTACACTATATCCAAATTTATTATTTTTAAAG